CCACCCAAAATTGCCGCTGGAACACCTATTGCCATAAATTATCCTTTTGGTTCAGAACCATTGCGAGAATCCACCGCCATTCAATCCTACACCGACCATGCGTATCGTCGCCACCGCATCGCCCAGATACTGCATCGTCTGCTCCTGAACAGCTTGAACCGCTTTGGCTTCGTAGGCCACTGCTTCCTGAATCAAATCGTTCTCCTCCTTACGAATGGCCATGACCATCAACTTGATGGCATCAGGACACGGAGGAATGAGGTAGTCGTTGACGGTCGTCGCGTTGATATGGCGCATCTTGCCAATCACCGTAACGGTCTGAGTGCAGGAATCGCTGTTCCGACCAGTCCAGAAGCTACGACGATATTGCGGCAAAGTTTCATCAGGGTCGTAAACTGCCAGATCAATCTCAGCAAAAATTGTTTGATTGAACTCGTATAACCGCGATGCGGTATTTGTTGCCTCCCTGATTACGCCGGTCAGTGCGGTAAATTTCTTGGAAGACTGAACGTACGGCAAAGCGAGCGTCAGCTTTTCGCCGTCAATCCATGCGCCGCCTGATTGGGTGCGAATCCATTGTCCGTTCGAGTCGTAGCCTTGGAGCGTTATCGTTTTGCCGACATCTGAAGCATCGCCAGGATAAACTCGAATGTAGCTATTGATGCCGCCAGACATATCGCGATATGAAACAACAGTACCACGATCAACGAGCTGTTTTCCCGCGCACGGGTTGCAGCCGCTAAGGAGTCCGAATCCGGTTTCTTGGAATTCATACCATTGGTTGCGAACAGATCCTGTTCCGCAGCAGTCTGCGACGGCTTCAATGGTTTCGATTGAACGAGGCCAAGTGATGCAACCGTCTACAGTGCAAACGGTGAAACGTCCGTAAGAACCCGCCCACAACCCCTTGTGTAGAAGCCTTCGACACGCTTGGTTGATGTAGTCGTAAACGCGCTGATCATCGACACATGTGCCGATGACCCGAGCGATTGTCGAGCGGATGTCCTGAACGATAAGCTTCATTTTGTGTAGTAGACTCGGCCCGTTCGCTTGATAAAGTAAACACCGTAAAATGGCGGAAGATTGTTATGGCCGATGGCGTTCTGACTGTCGTTGCCAGTCTTGTCAGCGTTCGTTGTTCCGACATCTCCGGTCGTGATACTCGGCCCAGAACCGCCGCCACCGCTTCCCGCAGCACCTTGAAGGATCTGTGTCGGGTACGAACCAAGTCCAGTCCATGACTTGTTGACGAGGTAGTAATCGTCGTTTGCGGGGGCAATGAGTTGAGCGACGCCGTGAGTATGTTCGTTGAACGGGGTTTCAGGAACAGTCAGGGTATGCTTGTCTTCACCAGAAACAGATGTGGTTGTCGTCGTCCCCTGAACATTCACCGTACCGCTTGCTGCAAACGCTCCAACGCCAACCGGGAATCGAGCATCGAAAGCTGTGTCAACCTCCCACATTGGGCCGGAAGTCACATTTGTTGATGTCGCGGTTCCATCGCCACCGTCGTAGCTTAGGACATCAGCAGCAGTGCCAACGAAGATGCGCCGTTCAGGACCGTTGGCCGGAATAGGATTCTTTCTCGCCCAGTATCCACTGACGCGCACCCACCACTCACCGTTCTCGTCCAACCACGGATAAACCTGATTGTTTAGCGCAGGCGTCGATGCTCCGTAATTGAAGAACGAGTTTCCAATCGAGCTGTTGAACGTCGCTTGAGTGCCGCTGATGATGTCGTTGGCCAACGACTGGTAATTGAGCGGACAATATCCAACCGGCAGACTCGGCGGAGTAAGAGTGATGAGCGTAAGGTTTGGCATAATTGTTAGGCTATTCTGACGAGTAGGTCAGAGGATTGACATCGCAGACATCAAGCGGTGTGCAAGCAGGGAATACCGTCCGGCACTCGCCAACACTCGATTCCTGAATGTCGTAGGCGTGAACTCGAAGACTCTTGATCCGGCAATACCCCATGATGGTCAGCATGACCTGAACCTCGTAAAGATTGCGAGCGGGAGTGCTGATCGTCGCGTTACACGGCGAATCCGATGGAGTCGGGAATCGCATCTTAGGCCGGTACTGCGGCTTGAAATTCGTAATCGGACAAAGATCCAAGCACTGCGTCACAGTCGCGCATTCAGCAAAGTCAATCCACTCGATCCAGCCGGGATACTGGTCCGGTCGATAGGTGACATTGAAGGAGACATCGCCCTCAAGCTCATCAATGAACAAGTCACCGGAATCGAGTCGCTTCAAGCCAAACGGAACCTCGAAGTTGTAGGCTCGAGTCTGCACTTGCCATTCGATTTCCTTCTTGGGAGTCGCACTCAAGTTCATGTCGAACCTTTCGGCCTTGGTGATTTCCCAAATCTGGATCGTGTCGTCCGACCCGCGAGCAATCGCAAAGCAAGCGTCTCCGTAAGCGTTCTCGGTCTTGACGAGCTGCAAGATGTTCAAGCCAGTCCAGATACCTGACCAAGCTGGAGGAGCTTTCTTCCGCATCGAAGTGATAAGCTCCATATCCAACACGGATATAGCCTTGTGAATGACTCCCTCTGAATCGAAACGAGGCTGAGAAGTCATCAGCAAACGGTTATCGAAGACAACCGCAGAGCTGGCCCACAAAAGGTTTGTCTGATCGTTCTCGACGATGGGCGTCATCTCCCCACTGATCGGCGTGTTGCCCCAATCGGTGAACGACCGGCGAGCGATGATGAACGAGCGGATGCCGTCGATAGCTCGGTAGAATACATCGCCATTGACGGTGATGGCCGACCGTGAGCCTAACGCGCCGCTGGTCAGCAAGCTGATAGCCTGAATCGGATAGTTCAGGTTCTTCCAAACATTGCGGTCTACAGGAGCTTGAACGCTGAAGACGTAGCGAGGTGTGAAGATGAGAAGCGGTCCTTGGCCAAGCGATGTGTCTGGATTGCCTGGGACGGCCATTGCCGTGATGCCGCCTGAATCCGACGGAACCGCAAAGTCACCACCTTCATTGAGGAAGGTGTTCTCGGTTTCTTTGAGAACGCTGGCTCGCGAACCGTCTCCATAAACAATGTCTGTTGCTCGGAATGAAAAGCCGTTCGGCAGTGCGTACCAGATGCGGCCATTGACGTAGGCCATAACTCTACCGCACTTGATTTCATCGTCATTCGCTCGACGCAGGCTTGTGCCGTTGAAGATTAGCGGCTTGCTGAAGCCGTCTTGGATAACGACGAAGTTCTCAGCTTGAACCATCCAGCCATCGAGCAGGTTGGAAGGATTTTCTAGGTCAGCGGACAGCGTGAGGTTTTGGGCCTTATTCTGAAGGCAGTCGTAAAGCCACACTTTACCACTGATCAGCATCAGGATGAACGTACGTCCATCGTCCGAGATGTATGGCAGCGCGCATTGGAACGTGCCGGTCAGACCCTGAGGACCGTAGCAATCCTCTGACCAACCGTCCGCCGTCACGTTCGTTTGATCTGCGGTAATCTCGGCATTGTCAGCGGTGATACTGACGCAAAGGTCGTAGTCTTTTTGAACGTAACCGGGGCGAGGAGAAACGAATCCTTCTCGGAAGTTGGCATTGACGGCGAACGCAACCTGATTCTTTTCCACCTCGGAAGGCATCACGCCAGCATCAATGCCACCCTCAAAGGTAACAGATCCGTCCGTGTACCTGCGTGGTGCGCGTTCGCTCATGGATTAAAGTGTATCGATGCGCTCGATAGTAAAAGAAGAATGGTCGCGTAGAGTTAAATTAGAAAGACCCGGAACATAAGCAAAAATTGCAAAAACGTCAGTGTTAGCTGTGACAACTTTTTCAATATGCGTAAGAACAACAAGTCCATCTCCAGTATTTTGATAAGTATGGCTTACAATAGTTCCATTCTTTTTTAACCTTATCACCAAATCACCTGTCGCATAAGCGCAAACTGTGAACTTAAAATATCCAGTATTTAGTGCTGTATATTGACCTGATGCAGAATTCCATTGAGCGTTTGTTGTAGGTTGATCTAAAGTGGTTCCTACATAAATTTGAGTTTCGACGCTATTAAGCAGTGAAGCACTAGGTCCAGCGATGTACGCAAACTCTCGCGTCATCGAACTGGAAATGGAAGGTGCTGAAATCGTGATGTTTCCAGCCGAATTCGTGACGACAATCGGAGCCGTTCCGACGATTTCCTTCTGGAGATAGGTGGTTCCATCGCCCACCGGAATCTTGTTGAGTGGAGCGGTCGTTAGGTTCGTTCCACCCTTGGCAATCGGCAACGTACCGCTGATGTCGCCGACCGGAACCGTAGCAACGGTCGAGACAGCACCAGCACCGCCAGATCCAGCGGTCTTCATGTAACCGGCTGACAAAGAATCGAGAGCTGTCTCGTTCGTCAAGGTTACGTCCGATGTCCGGCAGATGTATGAAGCTCCATCCGGCGCACCGCCAGACACACCTGCGGCACCCGTAGGGCCAATCGCTCCAGCCAGCGTGATGAGCGAGCCGGACGGAATCAACGTAGTCGGAACCGCATTGGCAATACCGAGAACACCAGCGGCAGGATTCTGCAAGGTCAGCAGCAGGCCATCGACCGAGGTAACCTGCATGTACCCAACACCCTGAATGGAAACGAAAAACTGTCCGGCGACTGATTCAGGCAAAAACTCAGTATTATCGACCGGAACAACAACCGATGCTCCAAGAGCAGGAACAAAAAATGGAGCCGTCGTGTAAGTAAACGAATCAATGCCATTTGTCCCATTTGTTCCGTTCGTTCCAGCCTGACCGCGAGGGCCTGGAATGTTGACGACGTATGGGTTCGTGCAGCTCATATCAAAATGGTCCTCTTATCTCCAAATTCCCGCAATTTTAATCTTGGGGTCAGCTTGACGCCAAACGCCCGAAATCTTGATCCAAGTAATCGCTTCCTTCCAAGTTCCAGATATTTTGATCCAGAACTTGTTGGATGACGAAGATCCTTGGTTTGAGAGAAGGGTGAGGAGCATTACGCCAATCGACCTAGATTAGTTTCGTGGTCTGTCCAGCAGCCAATTCCAGTCACTTCTATTGCGTCACCATTTGAAATGAGCTGATCAGAAGGAGGGTTTCCAAACGCAACAGGTTGGTTGGCTGCGTAGAACACGCCGCTTACCCAGCAGTCTCGAGTAAAACGCAGGACCTTCATTTTACGCAAAGAAAAGTTCACCAACGATGTCACCCACCCCGACCGCCGCTGTGTCGGCGTCGGCGGAGCCGGTGACGGTCGTAAGGCCGATGCCCGTGGAAAATGCGATGCCGCCTTCAAGTTTCATTTGAGCCAAACTGTTTGGAGGGATGGCAATTGTGCGGACAACTCCAGTTCCTGCGGTCGGAGTTGTGGTCTGGTTGTGCAGCTTAACGTATCGAAACGCTGCGTTGGTGTTTGCTAATGCCCATCCTAGCACACGCCCAGCAGAACCTTTTACAATGGTGGCGTTGGTGGTTGCGGCACTAACTAAATGAGCGCCAGAAGCGGCACCTGTGGCGTTTGCACGGTATTGCTGGCCCACGTCGCCGATTGCGGCAGTGCCAGCCACAAGCGCGGGCTGCGAGGTCGGAAGGACAGCAATAGCGGCCTGTGCGCCATTCGGTCGAACACCGGCTATGTAAGTGGGGACGTTGGCGTTATCTTCGACCGAAAGGAATCCAATCGTCCAAGTAGTTGTGCTGGCTGGAGCGGTGGTTCCGTTCCAGAGCCAGAGATAGACGTAAAGTTCGGTGTCGTCATCCGGGATGTTTTCAATTCGGCTTCCGCGTGCGGTTACCGTTGAAACGGTTGTGCTTGCAACCGTAGTGTCAGACCAGTTGACGTTTCGGCCGTCTACATAGGTCTGCACGACGTGGCCGGCAGACGCCGTTGTATTGATCGTTATTGTGGTAACACCGCTATTCCAGCCCTTGCGCTGCGCATCCACGTTTGCAGCCGTTGCGGTCGTTCCGGTGTACTGAGTCCACAAATAGTTGTAACCAAAAAGATCGACCGTGCATGAACCGGAAGCTGGCCAACTGGCCACCGTGAAGTTGATCGTGTCAACGCTCGGAATCGAAGCGATGGCATATCGACCGGGGACACCGTTTGCGCCGGTGATTGCACCGACCATCATGGACTGGCCAACGTTCTCAGACGTGAAGCCGTGAGCGGTCAGTGTGACGGTGATGCTTGTCGCGCTGTTGATTGTGCATGACAACCCTTCGCCAACCTTGTCGGCCAGTAAGACCGCAAAGTTTTGGTTTGCGATGCGCTGAGAAAGGATCGTTTTTTGGCGAGCGGTCAGCGCACCCCGAAACGATTGAACGCTGCGGGCAAGAAACTCTGAGTTGGCAGTCGTGCCACTAGTCAGGACAAGATTGGACGAACTCTGGGAAACACCGACGCCAGTGCCAAGGCGGCGTTGGGTCAGTTCAGTAGCCATTAACGAAGAGCCGACATCAGCAAATCCCACCGACCAGATTTCAGATGGGACTTGGCGAACCACAGCACCACTTGCATTTGGAGACGGGTGGCTTGTTGTCAGCGGAGCTTGATTGGCAGACGTAGCAGCGCCGGAAGGCAGCGGGAGAGCGGCGGCAGAAACGGGTTGGGTGGCCTGCCAAAATGTTCCACTGACCGGCTGAGTAACGCCCGATCCGTCTACCGGAACTCGACCGGAAACAAGAGCGGGTGTTTTGGAGTCAATGGTAAAGGTAGATGACGCAATGGTCGACGTATTCACCTCGACTGCTGCCAGAGTGGTTTCTGTTGATGCGCCGGAAGGCAGCGGCAACGATGCTGCGGAAACTGGCTGTGTTGCCTGAAAGAACGTGCCACTCACCGGGACAGCACTTGCGCGAAGTTGAGCGTCAGTCAACGGACCTGTAACAGGAACAGACGCTGCGATACTGACAGGTTGAGTTGCTTGAAAAAAAGTACCGCTCACCGGAACGGCTGCGGCGCGAAGTTGGCTGTCCGTCAGAGGTTGAGACAGGCCGGTGTTTGCCGTCACAGTACCGCTGATCGGCATCGGGTTGCTGGATGACACATCAACCGCAACACCATCGCCACCAACGCCAATTTTTACGCGCTGATGCAAAACTCCGCTGATGTCGTCAGCGGCTACTGTCGCGCCAGTTCCCGGTGTGTATCCTACGTTGTCTGCCATAAATTAGATGTATTGAAGGTAGATGTCGCCGTCAGATCCGCCAGATGGCGACGCGGTTCCGCTCGTAATGGTTTTCTGGGCAGTAAGATTTGACCGCGCAGAATCAGCCGTAATTGCCCCAGTTCCACCGCTTGCAACTGCAAGAGTTCCTCCAATCGTCATCACGCCGCTTGTGGTGATTGGAGAATTTGAAACGGTGAGTCCGGTTGCTCCGCCAGAAACTCCGACGCTCGTAACGGTCGGAGCCGTGTAAATGACGTTTACGACGTTAAGCGTGTAATCCAGCTCGTTCTCAGAAATCGTTGATACGACTCCAGTTCCTTCAAATTGAATGGAGATGTCGTAACTGCTCATGGTGGGACTGTGATTCCGTCACAGACGATAAGCTTGTAAGTTCCGGTGGTTTTTGGTCCAAAAGTTCCGACAACCTCGAACGAAAAATCAACGTAGTACGTTCCAGCAGGCCAGATTGCGGTGGACGCACCAGATGCCACAAAGTTGATTGTCGCATTCCCGCTGCCATCAACGGTTCCAGCCACCGTTCCAAAATCGTAGAGGAGAACGCCTGACGCATCCCTGATCTGAGAGTACCCAACAATTCCCGCCCACGAAATCGGGGGATTCGCCGGAACAAAGAGCGAAACGGAAAACTGCTCCCCAATTTTGATGGTCATTACGCCAATAATGGCACAATCATCACCTGAAGGCTGGCATTCGGTAGTCGTCACACATGGTGACGAGCAGGATGAACCGAAGTATGGTTGCGAAGGCATAACCTTCCTAAAACTCTGAATCCACGAATCTTTAACGCAAGGTCAAAATGGCAGATCAAACCACTGAGCATCCACTAATTCAGCACAAGTATGGAATTCGTTCTCCGGTCAAGATTCCCGATCTTGAGCTTGAGCTTTACGCATTCCGAAACCGGCTCCAGCCCAATGAGGGCGGACTGGGTACTTTCGACCATTTTGTTAACGCCACCAAAATGCTCTGGCCAAAGATGAGTTGGAATCCGTGGCTTGAAGCTCAAGTCGAAAGCCTCTGCGAACACGACTACGTTGGATGGGCGGGATGCGGCGCGAGCGGCAAGACCTTTGGAGCAACGCTTTTTGCTACCGTTTGGTGGCTGGCCAATCCTTCCAAGTCAACGGTTGTCCTGACATCGACGACCGCGAAGATGATCCGCAAGCGTATGTGGGCCAATCTTCAGGATTTGGTTCGTAAGTCTCGCGGGTTTCCAGGCAACATGGTCGATTCCAAAATGGCCTTACAGGCTGTCAAAGGTGACGACCGCCATTCCATTTCCGCTATCGCCGTCGCCGAAGGTAACACCTCGAAGGCAGTGGCCAACATCCAAGGTATTCACGCCGAGCGGGTGATGGTCATCATTGACGAAGCTACGGACACCCCCGAGGCAGCGTTCGAGGCTTGTACAAACCTCTCCAAGGGTTGCCGTGAGTTCAAGATGCTAGTCATCGGAAACCCTGCTTCGAAGTACGATCCGCACGGACGCTTCTGCACACCGGCAAAGGGTTGGCGCAGTGTCACGATTGAGGATCAGCATTGGCTGACCGAACGCGGGATGTGCCGACGGTTCGACGGCATGAAATCGCCCAATATCAGCGAAGGGCGAACAAAGTACCCATACCTCATCACGCACGATCAGGTTTTGTCGGCTATGCGCCATGAGGGCGAGCAAAGCCCCACATTCTGGAAGTACACACGCGGATTCTGGGCACCGGACGGCATGGTCAAGACGGTGCTTTCCGAATCACTGATCGAGACGCACACGCCTACAAAGAACTTGGTGTTTACGACCAATGTCCAAATTGTTGCCGGACTTGATCCGGGCTTTGGCGGCGATAGATGCGTTCTACGCTTTGCCAAGATTGGCACCGCAAACGACAAGGCGAGTGTACTCTTTGGCGATGTAGTTCAAATCTCACCGAATGCCGCGCTGACCGAGCCGGTGCATTACCAAATAGCCAATCGAGTCAAAGAGGAATGCGCCAAGCGTGGCGTTGCACCGGACAAATTCGCTCTGGATTCAAGCGGTGAAGGCGGTGGGTTGGCCGACATTCTGACCCGCGAATGGGGTGTGGTTCATCGCGTTGAGTTTGGTGGTTCTCCGTCAACCATCCCGGTCAGCGACGAGGACAGTAGGCCATGCAATGAAGCATACGACCGCAAGGTGACAGAACTCTGGTTCTCGATGCGAAAATGGGTCGTCGAGGAGCGTGTTGGTGGTATGGACATCGAGACGTTGCAGGAGTTCTGCGGTCGAATGTTCGACGATTCCAAGCGTAAGATATCGGTCGAATCGAAGACCGTGATGAAGCAACGAACCGGAAAATCGCCCGACTTGGCCGACGCTGCTGTAGTCTTGCTTGATCTAGTCCGCAAAACCGCCGCATTTGAACCGCGAGCAAGCAGAATGGATAAGGTCTGGGAAAAGCTCGTTCGAGATGCTGATTCAATTTATCACGACGACTTATGAGCAGTAACGTCACCGGATACAAAGTGCTGAACGAACACATGGTCATCCCTGGCGGGTGGCATTACCGTGTTCCTGAGACTGGCATCGAAATCATGGGTGGATCTTGGCCACAGCTCCATGAGTTCGTTCGTAACCATTACACCGCCAATGCGATTAAAATTCCCGAAAATCTCGACACGTTAATCACCGAGTATGCGTGTCGTAACGGTGCTGATTGTATGTACAATGAAGTTGAAATCCGTAAGCCAGAAGGCCGTAAATCGCTCCAAATTGGCGATGTAATCCGCTTCAGCATGAGCCTCTTGCACGGTCTGACCGTTGGCGGAGGCAAAGTAAGCCAAGCGGAAGCGACTCGAAGAGCGTCAATCTGCTCGACATGCATTTACAACCGTAAGCCGCTCGGATGCACTGGATGCAACGCTCGGGTGCTGAAAGAGGCGGTCAAAACCTTTTCCCAGCATGGCAGCACACCCCTAGACGAAAGCCTACAAAGCTGCGAATTTTGCGGTTGCTTTATCAGAAGCATGGTGTGGTTTCCCATTGAAACACTTCACCGCTTCACGGACGCTACAGAGAACGCAAACTTGCCAGCTTACTGCTGGAAAAAACGACCATGTACGGAAACCTAGCCCAACTGCCGCTCGAAACCATTAACGAGGAGGGTAAAGCTCCCGAAACTCGTATTGCCGACGCGGCATCGGCTCGCGAGATATTCCAAAAGCTCATCATGGCCGACGAGTTGCGGAATAGCACACGCGCAAAGCTCCGTGGTCTTGTTGACGGCAATCCTCCGTACAATCCGGCAGAGCTTCGGCGAAACAACCAAGCGTTCCGTACCAACGTCAACTTCCGCGAATCGGAAGCGTTCCTCACGTTGGCCATGTCAGCCTTCTACGATGTGTTCGCCGAAGTTCCGACCTACGCAAATGTCCGTACCGCTTACGGCAACGACATGGATAAGCGAGAGGAATGGTCGAAGATCATCACCGAGGAGTTTGACCGTCTTCAGAAGCTAGACAAGGACTTCGACTACATCATGCAGCTCTCGCAGCGTGAGATGGTCCTGATTGGCAATGGTCCGCTAATCTTCGAAGACGGCTCCAATTGGCGGTGCAAGGCCATCATGGCGACGGATCTTCTCGTCCCCGATGGCACCAAGTCCAATGTCAGCGATTGGAAGGTGGCCTGCGTCCGCACTCGCATGGGCGTGGATGATCTGTTCGAGAAGATCCAAGACGAGCAGGCGGCGACTGCTGCCGGTTGGGATGTGAACTATGTCCGTCAGCGTATCCGCGCTGCGATGCCTGAGCCGTATCGTTCCGGCGTTCAGTACGATTGGGAGTTTTTCCAACGCCAGCTTCGCTCGAACGACATTACGTTCTCCGCACGGTCAGAGGTCGTGTTGATGTCCCATATCTTCTACAAGGAGTTCGATGGGCAGATCAGCCATGCCATCATTGACGAGCGGGACAGCGAGAGCTTCATGTATCGGAAGCTGCGCCGGTTCAAGCGGTGGGAGCAGATCATTCATCCGATGTATTACGACCGTGGTGACGGCGAGCATCACGGTGTGAAGGGTCTTGGCATCAAGATGCTTCAGGCGATGGAGCTAAAGAACCGGCTTCGTTGCTCGATGGTGGACAGCGCGTTCGCTCGTACGCAGATTCTCTTCCGCCCCCTCAACCCGAACGCTCTCAGCAAAACAAGCGTCGTTCAGCAAGGACCGTATGCCATTCTCCCTCCAGACTATGAAGTCATTCAGCAGAACATTGCTGGCGTTCTCGACGCTCCTATGGCGGTCAACGCGGACCTTGAGAATGTTCTTCAAGGCAATCTCTCTCAATATCGCCAATCGCTCAACAAACCGGCTGGCAACCCACGAACCGCGACTGAAATCCAAGCCATCGTGGCACAGCAGTCAGCAATCGGTAAGACGCAGCTCAGCCGGTATTACAACCAGCTCGATTCATTCTTCGAAGAGCGGTACAACCGAGCCTCCAATCCCAACCTGAACCCGATTACCAAGTCGGATAAGGACGCGATTGAGTTCCAGCGTCGTTGCGCCGAACGAGGCGTTCCGGTTCAAGCCATGCTGGACATCGACTTCGTTGAAGCGACTCGCACGGTCGGCCAAGGTTCTCAGTTCGCGAAACAACAGCTCCTCGGATCTTTGCTCGGACTTCTTGGTTCTCTTCCTGAGGGCGGAAAAGTCAGTCTTTTGCGCGACTACATCGCCGCTCAGGTTGGCCAACAAATGGTGGATCGTTATCTGCCGACTCAGATCCAGTCTTCGCGAGTTCAGGATCAGACCGCACTGGCTGTTCTGGAGCATTCGTCCTTGCGCCAGGGCAACATGGCAATCGTCACGGATACGCAGAATCAAATCGTTCACATCGACACGCATCTTGCGGCGGCGAACGAGGCGGCTGCATCGATCCAGCAGGGCGGCAATCCGCAGGAGATTATGCTCTTCCTGCAAGGCATCGGTCAGCACGTTCAAGATCATCTGGCTCGCTTGTCCACCGATCCTACTCGTCGTCCTCAGGTCGAGGCGTACGCGCAGCAGCTCCAGATGGTTGTTCAGACCGTTCAGCAGCTTGGTGAGCTGTTGCAGCAGCAACAGGAAGCTCAGGCGCAAATGCAGCAGGCTCAGGCGATTCAGCAGGGCGTCGATCCAAAGACGGCGATGATGAATGCCGAGGTTCAAGCAAAAATCGCTCGCCAGAACGCCGAAACTATGGCCAACATTCAGCGTCAGAACGAGAAGGCGATGGCAGATTTAGCTCGCCGGAATGCGAAGACAACCGCTGATATTCAGCGAGCGAATGCAACTGCCGAGTCTAACTTGGCGCGTCAGGGATAAGAATTATGGGAAACGAAGAAAACATTGTTCAATTCATCGCCGACAACTTCCCGAAGATGGGCGGTTGGTGCGATCCGAAAAAAGGTTTGGAAATCGCCAAACTTGTTCTCGAAACGAAACCGCAGCGCATTGCTGAAGTTGGTGTTTTCGAAGGCAAGTCCACGCTCGCACTCGCCCAAGCCTGCAAGCTGAACGGAAGCGGAACCGTCTACGCTATCGATTCTTGGAAGAAAGAAGACTGCATCGACGACGAGACGAATGCCAATCAGGAATGGTGGGCGACACTCGATCTGGACAAGCATTACGAATCTTTCGTTGGTCATTGCGTTCGCGCGCAGGTCGTAAAGCAGATTCAGTTCTGCCGAATGTCCTCATGGGATGCGTCACGGTTTCTGCCCGACATGGACATGGTTCACATCGACGCCAATCACGCCGAATGGCCTTCTACGAGCGATGTCGTCAACTGGCTTCCGAAGCTCAAGGTTGGCGGCTACATCGTGATGGACGATGTGAACTGGGAATCGACCCAGACTGCTCTCAAGTTCGTCATGAAACGCTGCGAATTTGTTTCGCGATTTGATCTGAGCGAGAGCGTTTTTGCTATCTATCGAAAACTGAAATAACCCCGTGCAAACGGTCGTTATCACGATGCGAGGCAGTTCTCGCATCCCGCGCCTACAAAGAAACCTTGATTCCGCTGGAATCACGGACTACCGCATTTTCTATGGCCTGAACGGCGCGAAGTCCGGCCTGAAAGCGAGCATTCCATACGAGATAGATGCTCCCGGCTCAGGCTACCTCATCTGCTCCAAGCACGTTGGATGCAGCATGTCCCATTGGATGCTATGGAACGCGCTGGATTTCGATCCTTCCACGCCGGACATGGTGATGGTCCTAGAGGACGACATCCTATTCCGTCCGCATTGGCGCGAAACAATCGAACGTGCGCTGACAAAGCTGCCCGAGGATTGGGATATTCTCTATCCTGGCTCTTGTTGCGCGCATGGAAAGCTCTCACGCGAGCTGGATTCAAACCTCTTCGAAGGAATGCCGCTTTGCACTCACTGCTACATCGTCCGCAAAAAGGCTCTCAAGACTCTCATCGAGACGAACGAAGAGGTCTTTGCACCAATCGATTTGCAGATGTACTTCAAGAGCCGCCAGCATCTGAAATGTTTCACAATTTTCCCGCGAGTTGCCGATCAAGAAGACTGCGCTTTAGCCGACTAAAATTATGGGTTCACCTTTCAATGGAGACACATTCATCGAGCAGGAGTTTCTTTACCTCAAAGAACGCTTCGAGCTGACGACCGCTGTCGAAACCGGCACTCACGAAGCGGACACTACCGTTTGGTTGGCCAAGAACTTCCTCAAGACCGTTTCATGCGAGCTGAACCACGACTTGGTTGAGAAAGCTAAGGAGAAGTTCAAACGCGAGAATGTCTACGCTGAGATGTTCGAGGGCAGTAGCGATGCCTGCATGAACTGGTTCATTCCGCATCACGGAATTGGACACGACACAATCTTCTTTCTCGACGCCCACTGGAACGACTACCTGCCGCTGCTCGAAGAGCTTGAGGCAATCAATCGCTACGATCTGCATCCGGTCATTGCCATCCACGACTTCAAGGAACCGACCGGACAGCTTGGATACGACAGTTACAATGGCCACGACATTTGTCTTGGCTACGTCAAGGAGAAGCTGGACGCGATTTACCGCGCCAAGACGCTGACACAGAAGTACGGCTACAGCTTCTACTACAACCACCCTAGCCGATGCGTAGGTGCGCGTCGCGGCATCATCTACATCCTCCCGAACCGATGAAACTACAGCTCGAAAAGACGCCGTGCTTCATCATCTCGAAGCCTGAGAGTGAGAAGGAGCGACGCTGCATCCGCTACATGAAGTCATTCGGAATCGATGCGGTTCCGATGTACGGATTCAGGGCTGAGAACTGCGGCATATCGACCGACTACTACCACACACGCGAGAAGGAGAAGGCGAAGGTCAAAACAATCGTCGCCGGACTCAGCCATTTTTCTGTCTGGTCGGCCATCAAGTGGATGGTCGAGTCGAAGATAACCGATCATCGCACATTTCTCATCGTCGAGGATGACGTTGAGTTCACATGCTCCGATTGGAAGAAAAAGCTGGCCGACAATCTGGACTATCTCCCGAGCGACTGGCATGTCGTCTACATCGGAAGCTGCTGCGCCGACCCGATTGAAGACCACGGCTACATCGCGTCGAACCTTTACAAGCTCGTTCGCGGCATGTGTACGCATGCTTACCTTGTAAATTACGAAGGTGTCTGCAAACTCCTCGAAACGAACCAGAAGGTTTGGTGTCCAATCGACATCCAGATGCTGGTCGATTCGATGCCTAGAATGAACTTTTACGGGATTCTTCCGAGGCTCGCGACGCAGGAGAACACAAAATTGTATCCATAATGAAAGACATTATACGAAGTCTGTCTCTTAAAGCTCTCAAGCGGTTTGCAAATGGTGGTGATGGTCAGGCCGATTTGCTCATGCAGATCGAGGATTTGCGAAAGACGCTTGAGATTCGAGCTAAAGAACATGAAGAGCATCTGACCGAGGTCCGCGAGGAACGCGATCATTGGCTTTCCCAATACGACGAAATCAAATTCGCAGCAGAGTTTCTAATGAGCTACGCAAAAAACGACGTACCCAAGCTGGCCGAACAATGCGACTGGGAGGTTGGTAAAATCACGCTTCCTGAGGAGGTTGGAACGTACTACTTCAACCCTGCAATCATTCAGGAACCAAACGGTCAGATCCTGCTTTTCACCCGACGCTGCCGCAATAAGCGCGAGAAGGACGAGGACGTTTACCTTGAGAAAAACGACATCGTTATCTTCGAGCTGACCAAGGATCTTGGAGCAATCAAGAAGGCGTTGCTCAACCTTACCTCGCATTTTCCAAACGAGCAGTTCGAAGATCCGCGCATCGTCAAGTTCGGCGACAAGTACGGCCTAAGCTGCTGCACATTTGTTCCATTCAAGAGCTACGCGCATCAGGCGATGTTCGTCTTGGACAAGCAGTTCCTGAATGTTGCCCGATTCGATCCGATCTACGGAAACAACTACGCCCAGGCGATGGTGAACGATGGCCATGAAAAGAACTGGCTCTATTTCACGCACGATAACGCGCCACACATGGTGTATTCGGCCAATCCTCATGTCGTAGTACGCCTTAATGGGCGTCTTGAGAAGGAAGCGGAGTACGTCACAGACGAGTTCAATCCGCTCTGGAAGTTTGGCGAGGTGCGCGGCGGCTCGAATCCGATTCTGGTCGATGGCTTGTACTGGACCTTCTTCCACAGTTCATTGCCGTGGATCAACAAGAAGCGTCGTTACTACATGGGAGCGTACGCATTCGAGGCTAAGGCACCGTTCCGCATTGCTCGGATGACAACGTTGCCGCTTCTCACCGGCACGAATCAGCAGGACTGGTGGCCGGGATTACCTGCGGTAGTGTTCCCGTGCGGAGCGTTCTACGACAGCGCAAAGAATCATTTCGTCGTCTCGTACGGCATCAACGACGTTGATTGCGGCTACATCAAGCTACCGTTGGCCGACATGCTGGAGGTTACGAAGGTGATTCGACCCAAGCGCGATGTCGTCAACAAGGAGAAGCCGATGAAGCTAGACGACATTCTCGACCCAATTCCGCAGAGGCATAAACTCAAACGACATCTAACAACACGATATGATCAATTGGCTAAGAGGCTCGACGAAGAACCGCAAGGAGACAGTGAAGAACCTGATGGAGCTGCCTGAGGTAAATATCCAAGATTGGATAGATTCCGATCAGCATGCTGAGCTAGGAAAGATCCTCAGAACTCCAATTCTACGCATGGCAATTCGTATCGTTGCAGAGTCGATGCCTATCCCGATGCCATCCAATGTGAGCAAGGAATCGGACATTATTTTCGCTGCCGGTGTAACCGCTGGCTACGCGCATTGTCTTGAAAACCTTCGAAAATTGTCGGTGAATGACACTACTAAGGAACCTGAAGCAACCTTTGATAAGCAAAACTAACTAACACTATGGAAGAACCACTTAATACACCTCTGGTAAACTCGGCGCAAATGCCGGACTTCGGCAGTTCATTCATCGAGGCATTCAAGGCAAGCGGTCTTGAGGACGCTGCATCGGCTGATGAATCGGCCAATTCTGCCTCGCAGGTTGTTGAGCAGAAGCAACCGAAAGCTGACAGCACGGCGAAGCCTAACAAGTCCGAGATGGACATCGAGCGGTTGTTTGGCGCGAAGAAAGCTGACGCAGTCGCCAAGGATTCAGCAGCCGCTGATTCGGACATTCCTGAGTCGATCAAGTCCACGAAGGCCGCTGATGCTTTCCGTAAGATCAAGGAGGAGAAGGCGCAGCTCGCGAAACAATTAGAGGAGCTGAAGGCTGGCAAGACTGCCAATCCGAACTTCGAAGCTCAGCTCAAGACCTTGCAGGAAGAGCGTGATGCGCTTTCTGAGCGTGTCCGATTGCTCGACATCGAGCGTCACCCTGAGTTTGTTAAGAAGTACGAGGGAAAGATCAATGGCGTCTTCGAATCGGTGAAGGGTCTTGTCGGCACCGATGGAGAACGGCTTGTTGGCCTACTCAAGTCGCCTGAGAGCGACTACCGGAACTCGCAGATCGACGACATCGTTGAAGGTCTTTCACCGGCCAAGAAGGCGAAGCTCGGTGCGTTGATCGTCAAGTACGACGAGATTAACGGCGAAAAGACTGCGGAGATGTCTGAGGCGAAAGCTGATTACGATGCGGTCATCTCGAAATACCAGAAGGACAACGAAGAGGGTACTAAGGCTGCATTGGAGTCGGCCAGTAAGACCTGGGCGAAGGTGAGCGAGAACGCTCGCGCACTTGAAATCTTCGAACCGCGTGAGGGCGACGAGGAATGGAACGGTGAATTGAACCAGCGTCTGAGCCTCGCCAAGCAGATATTCAATGGTGAGAACAGCGAAGAAGACCTCGCCAAGGCCGCTCTTTGGGCCGCTGCCGCGCCGAAATACCGTGAGCTTCTCTATTCTCAGGTCGAGGTAAACAAACGCTTGCAAGCCGAACTAGCGAAGTATCGTGGCAGCGAGCCGGGAGTCAGTTCGAAGGCGACGAATCCTGGCTTGAAGTCGGCGAATGTAAACGCTGCCAAGAGCGAGGACTTCGTTGCGAGTGTCTTGAAGTCGTTGGGACGCTGAAAACAATTATCCCCCGATGGTTTCTTAGCCACCGGGGGATTTTCGTTTCAATTACTTGCCTCGATAAGGACCGCTTCCGCTCGGAACCGGCCTAGGCTGAGGTCGAACAGGCGGCTTAGGGGGAGGAGACTGCTTGTAAGGTCCGCTTCCACTGCCACCGACGGCGGGAGAACCTTTATACGGCGCGTTATTGCTCATTCTTTTGGAAGTGCATACCAGCCTTCATGGATGGTGATGCGGTTATTACTACGCACGTTTTTGCCGTTCGCGTCAACCACCCAAACTTTCGCTTTAACGCTCTCAGCAAGGCGCACAGGCTCACCGTGGGGGACGTAAATCACTCGACTCGCGCAGCTCACGCTCATGCTCGCGCACACGATCAAGAAGACCGCGCTTAAGATCAGATTGTTTCTTGGCGTCTTCACTTGAGATGTCTTGTTTCGTCAGTGCATGAAGCCAGATGACCAACTTCATCACCAAGTCGGCCAAGAAGTTCATTCAGTCTTCGAGGCGTTCTTCTTATTGTTGAAGATCGACCAAGCGACTCCGATGATGCTGACGGCGGCACCGGCAAGTTCGGCGACTTGATCGGCACTGGCCAAACCTTTGGCGACGAGGAAACCGCCAGCGGCGGAGAGAAGATGGCGGATGAGAGAGGTGAAGTTAGGGTTCATTTGATTTTGCGGTAAAGGTCGATGGCTTTTGCTAGACAGACGAGAAGAGCGGTGACGGCACCTAACGCGAGCGATGCCGTCTTGAGATTCGGGTCTGAGAAAATCGCGTTCCCGAGAATGCCGATGAATGGTCCACTAGCAGCGGCAATCATGTCTCGCATAAAATGGGACTCAGTCATGGCGTGATGATCAGCTCAGGGCAACCCTGATGGAGTTCTCGTTGGAGTCAACGAACGGAAAGCCCATGACGTAGCCGATCGGCAAGATCCGTGCGATGACCATGCCGGACGCATCGGGTGGCTCAATTTCCGCCGAGGTGACTACGGTGCCACCGACGATCTTGTCCTCCGAAACCTTGATCGAAGGGTCAAAGATGATGGTTTCGAGCGGCTCGGTTTTGATTGCGAGTTCGGTTTCCATAGATCAAGCGGCGATGGTGTAGAGGATGGTGAATTGGAGCGTCACGGCTGCGGAACTGTTCACCCACAGATTGCCGGTGGTGCTGAACGGTGTGGCGATGGTGAGCTTCTGTCGGCCAGAGACAACCGATGCAGCATTGACGATCTGGGTGCCAGCGGAGACGTTGCCGAGACTCACGGTAGCCGATCCGGTCGAGTTGACGATTACGTCCTCGATGATGGCGTTGGTCGGGATGGCCAACGAACCAAGGAGTTGAGTGTTGCCAAACGCAGTAGTCGTCGCATAGAGAACCGCCATACGCCTCGGCTGCGTGAACTCAACACCGTTGAACAGCGTACCGTGCAGCGCGTTGGTCGAGCGGTCGGTGGCTTGGTAGCCGGTGCCAACGGTGAAGTCGAGGTCTACGATTGCGCCGATTCGGGTGAATGTGACGTTATCGATCCAAATTGAACCATTTAATGATCCAACAAATCGACCAATGGTAAATGTATCTGTTCCGCCACCTTCAGTCACAAACTCAAATACTCTTTCCTGCCAGCTCAAGTTGTCCAAAACAGCACCAAACGCAGAAAACGACGCAGAACCAACATTAACCGCCAACCTGCCATTGGTTGCCGTCGATCTTGCAAAACAGGATACGCGATAGCGTTTATTTCTTGCAAAAGTTACAGACTGAAGGTTTACAGAGCTTCCGGTAATATCCAAATCAAACCGGCATGATGCGGTTCCAGCGTAGAATATTGATGTATCGCGATTGATCGTGGAAGACCCTGATGTTACTTCAGTCCAATTAGCAAACACATCAGCGCCGCCACCTCCAGCGGTTTCAAAACCGCCATTGAGTGTGCTTGCATTGATAATATCCGTCTGCGTCCCCCACTGATCCGCCGGATTCACGCCGAGGGTGATAAGCTCGGTGACATCCGCAGCGGACAGTGCGCGGTTGAAGACGACGGAGCGGTAAACCCTCTTATCGAAGACTTGAGAAGCCGTAAAGTAGCCACCGACTCGAAGATTGGCTGCTGCGCTAAGACTGATATTTCCAGTCGTGTTTGTGAGTGTGTATGCAGAACCGTTGACGTAGACAGAAAATACACCAGCACTACGCACCAAAACGAAATCAACAATTTGTCCGGCAAATGCAGCCCCAGTAAATCCAGTGATGGTTGCATTGGAGGCAACCCCTCCAATTGTCTTATCCAAGCCGTAAGCACCCGAAGATGTTGTCAGTCCAAAGTAGTTGTTTGCGTCTTCTACTACCGAAAATACGGCTTTAGCCGTTGCCTGTGAAATCTTGAACCGGCACCAGATTGAGAAGTCGCCCGTGCCAATGGCTTGTCCCGTCAGCGTCGAGGAAATCCGCGTGCTTGCCGTCGTCCCATCGAAGTTCACAGCAGCGTAGTCGGAAGCAGCGGCGCGGATGGCGGAGGGGGTGTCACCATTACGCGCAGCAAAGGTTCCGCTCAGCACCAAGTTGACGAGCGACATCGTATCGGTTGACGGATTGTACGTCATCCCGGCATCGCCAGCGATTGCAGTTCCGTTATTGAACAGCACCTGATTCGTAGCCCCAGGTAGGCCAGTGCCACCTCCTAGAGCCGTGTACAGCTCCGTGAAGTTGCTGTTCGTGTACTGGAATGCCGTCCGCAGCGGACTCCCCGTTCCGTCGTTGGCTGAGGCTCCGACATTGATCGTTTGCTGTGCCATAGTATGAAGTGTTTCCTAAACCGTTGTTAAAATTGGGTCTGATCCGCAGTAATGGTCGTCACATCGGCAGTAATCGAAGTCAAATCCGCCGTCAGCGGAAATCCGACCGAACCACCGCTAGAATCAGAAATGCGATTCAAAAGCGCAAGCTCAAGCATGTCCATCTCCCACGGAGAACGACATCCAGTCGCCGAAACCTCGGCAATCAACTGAGCAGCTTCCGTACAAGTGATGGATGATGCGTCGGCCATGTTATTGGTGAGCTATGATGAACCACGCTGTTCCGTTGCTTATGAATTCAACCCTCTGCCATTGAGCGGTCAAAACATGAGTCGCGGCACCATCAATCGTTTCAGCACCAAACGGATCGACAGTCACATTGTTCGCGCCAGCATTCACCCGCTTCACGAAAAATATACGACCATTGGCCGTCGCAGCCGGGGGAAGCGAAACCGTAATCGCTCCCGATGTCGAATTTGCGATAATCGCGAAATCATTCGACAAAATCGCCGTGGACGCCGTCACCGAACGAGCAGTTCCAAACCCAGCAGCATTAGCCGCCGCCGTTCCAGTTCCATCAGCAATGCGATTGAGAAGCGCAAGTTTCGCCATCTCACGCTCCCACGGCGAGCGACATCCAAGAGGCTGAACCTCACTTAGCAACGTCGCTGTTTCAGTGCATGTAATGTCAGCCATACGCTTTTATCTTTGAATTAGGCCATCGGACCTGCACCACGCTGCATTACCTCAGCAATGAAACCGCCGCCGCCAGGAGCCGTCTCCTCCTCCTCCTCCTCCTCGTACTCCTCCTCGCCACGCTCAGCCAACTTCTTGCCCTTCGACTTGTTCTCGTAGCCTGGAATAGCCATGCCATCAATCTCGATGAACTCGGCCTTGCCGTTCTTGCCAAGGACAATCGTCGCCATCGTCTGGAACGCCTCGCCTTCCTTCAAATTCTCAGGAATCTCAACGCCTTCGGGGAGAGTAAAACTCGGCATACGGGGAGCATCAGATCCTACTGATCCTTGTCAATGCAAAAGCAAAAACCCGCAAGCCTTTTGGACCTGCGGGTCTGTTACTTATCCAACTCGAATTACGAGCAGATGATGGTTGTCAAAGCTCCGGTGCAACGACGGAAGATGATCGTCATACCCTGGTTCGTGAAGATCGGCTCCACAGCATGAACGAACTCAGCGTAGTGCTGACCCTTCTTCTCCAGAGGATCGGCGCAATCCACATCGAGCTTGTAGGCACCAGTCACCCACTGCCACTCGCCCATGTAGTTGGTCGGCTGCCAGCTCAAGTCGCCAACACGGTTCACCGGGCGAACGATATGGCTCTTGATGACGTACGGAGTCGGGATGAACGCACCCTCGAACAAGGCGGTCGTCCAGCTCGGGTTGACGCTGAACACAGTACCCTTCGTGCCAGACGAGCTGGTGAAGGGCTGGATGAGCGTGTACTTGCCGCCAGCATAGCTGAAGCGGGGCGGGAACAGGTTCGGGATATGGCGAAAGTTCTTGATGACCCGATTCGCGCCAATCCGACGGAGCAGCTCGGCACCAGCACCAGAACCCATGTCAGCGAACCGCAGATCCTCACGCAGCGCAGCATTGTTCTGAGCAATACGCTGAGAAGCCTCCATGCCGATGTACAACGGGAACACCGGACCGTCGCTAGAGAAGCTAATGAACCCAGAACTATCAGGATTCGTCGCGCCATTACGAATCAACGTAGCAGCAGCAACATCCAACATCTCCTGCGTCAGCTCGGAGGTAGCCTGATTCAACGCCTGGCCAACCGAACCAGTCTGAATCCAAGGCAACTCATTCACACCAGACGGAATCGTCTCCACCTGCGTAAACGACGAGTCGGCCACCGCCTTGATGGCGTACTTGGCAAACATGTTCTGGTAACGAGTCTCCCACGAACGCTGTGCGCGAATGGACAACTTCTCCAAGTACACACGCAAGAACGCCTCAACTCGATGATCAAAGGTCAGATCATCCTTACACAAGAGCGGACCTTTCAGCGCAAAACGCTCAGGCCCCCAAGTGACAGCGTTGTAGCCAACCGGAACGTCATTGTAGGTGACATCGCAAGCACCACCGTTATCGCCGGGGTTGCCGGACGCGAGGGTGATGGCCGACCACTCCTCAGCCGCAGTCGGCTCAATCGAAGTGGTGGTGAACGAGGTCTGGGTCAAACCAGTACCCTGAGGATACTCGCCACGCTCAATGAGGTTCAACCACATCGAACGATACGAGGCGCGCTTGTAAACGTCCTGCGCGAGCGACTCAGTCGCAACGGCGAACGCATTGAAAACATTAGGACAAGCCATAATGAGTAAAATTAAAACCGACGTTATCTGCGTTATGGTAGGCCATCTATCCACCACACAGTGGACGATTATCCTACCTCACCAATGCGGAACGTCATCGCCGCTTAGACAGTTTGCAGTGGCTGACCAACCCACCACCTCGCTTAAGGTCGTTACACGCACTGACGCATACGAATCCCTACTAAGTCAATCAGATTTAGCGGACTCACTCAATTCCCGCTGATCCGCAATGTAACTCTTGTACCCGCAAAGTTCGCCAATCCTCTCCGGCCTGATGATCTTCGTCTTCGCAATGAATCCCTTGAACGCATACGGCCCAGGGAAACTTCCAGTCATCAACACATAGAAATCCACGCCATCCGTCTTCTTACCCTTACGCGCATCCACCAACAACTTCCCATTCTCGTACTTCGTCGTCTTCACATCCACCCTCATCCCATTCGATAGCACACAGTCATAAAGCGGATGCGGCGGCTCACGCTCCGTATCCAAATCAGGATACA